AAAGAGGTATTCGTCAGGCTCCGCCGACCGATCCCCGTGATCAGGGCTTTTACATGATGGGGGAGCTGGCTGCGAGTGCCTTGAGTCCAGCAGGGGTAGTGGGCGGAGGTGTACAGGCAGCGGACAAGGTGGGCGAAGCGGCTAAGATGCTCAAAAAAGTTCCTCCTGCTCCCGCTAAAGCAACAACACAAACGGTTGCCCCTGTTGAACCACGGCCCGTGGCCCGCGAACCAATGCCAGCTCCCGCAGAAGTAGCCGTGCCGCAAGAAATGTTGCCGCCTCCCCCCGCAATGACGGCATTGCCCGAGGCACCTCCTATTGCTGCTCCAATGCAGGTGGGAGTGTCCGCAGATCGCCCATTTGTGGGCCGCTTAGACGCATTTGTTGACACCATCAAAAATCCTGTACAGCTTGGCCAACTCAAGGGCCAGTTGAAGGGCAAGTTCCGCGATTACGACGTTGAACGGGTGGAACGTGCGTTTGCTGGCATGGACGACAAAACCAAGTTGACTCCTGATCAGATTAAACAGGCACTGGCTGGGATTCATTCTCCCGGCAAATGGGTTTCGGAAACCCTCCCACCAAAGGCAGGGGCCTACCACCAGACTGTGGACAACGTATGGGGCAAGGAGTTGGGCACAACTAACCTGTACCTTGAGCAGCCTGCTGAAAGACTGGCCGCTACTAAGCTATTGGACGAAGGCCAATCCAGTATCACCGCATTCTTAGCCAACTCCCCTGCAATGCCTACTGTGCAAAAATTAGAGGGGACTAGAGAGCTGTTAAACAACCCGCAAATAGAACAGATTGCTGGCGCAGAACTTGTCAACAACTTAAAATTGAAGCTTAATAGGGTGGAAAATAATGTCAAACTGATTGATGAGTTTCAAAATGAAATCAAGCAGATTGAATATGGTTTTACCAATCCGGCAATATATAGGACTGCCGAGGGTGTACGTCCATGGTTTGACATTAAAAATAAATTTATCAAAGACAAACAGGATGCACTACAACAGCAGTTTATACAGCAGGGATCAAGCCCTACTGCTGCTTATATTGCGGCAAGTGATTCCATTCATGGCGGAGCAAATGGGGATGTTGTTTACCATGAAGCAGGCGTGTATGCTTCAAAGAGAGTTCAGGAAATGGCCTTGGAACGGGCTCGTTTGAACGGCATTTCTGAACCTGATTTGTCTTTGATTAATTGGAACAATCCCGACTTAAGGCCCATGTCTCCTGCAAGCAAAGAGTTTGAGGAAAGCGTAAAAAGTGTTTTAGAGCCATCAATTCAAAGTGTACACGAGGCTTCCAAAAATGTTCAACGCTTTTTGGGCGATGATGTCAAAGAACTTGGCCAAAAATTAATGGCAACTGCGGCGTACAGAGGTAAGCACAAAAATGTAGCTGCGGGGCCATATCCAGTGGGCTTTACCCGGTTCTCGGAGCATGAGGCGACCGTTCCCGGCATGGGAACATTGGAGGGACGACACTTCCATGAGTTGCAATCTGACTTGTCCAAGGACATGCGTAAAACAGGAACCACTTCTGGCAGCGAACAAAAAGACACAGTTGAAAGTAATTCACTGCGCAATCAGATAGGAGAGCTTCGTAACAAAGCTTTTGAAGAGCTTTCTCGCATACAACAGGACTTTAAGAGCGGAAATCTTACACAGGACCAGTTTCAGCCGCTATACGAAAAAATACAGAAGACATTAGAGGAAAAGGTACGAGGTCTTGAAAAGCGCATGTACACGCTTACCGCCCGTGTTCGAGACAAAGCATCGTACTCTCTTGAAGAGCCATTTGCGGGATTTGAAACCAATCAAATGGTTCGTCAGCAGTTGCTCATGAAGAACGCAATTCAAGCGGCCATGCGCGACGGCAAAAGATTTGCCACTTTCCCCGGAAATGAATCAGACAGACCTCAGCTGTATGTTGACAAAGTGATGCCAAACTTGAAACAAGTGATCAAAGATTTGGGCGGAGAGAAATCTGGTTTAGAGCTTCGCCAAATTGAATTACCACCAGATAAAAATGGCAGGCCCATTACCGCAACAGGAGTTGTTTGGTCTCCCGAAGCCGCCGCACGTATTGCTGAAAAAGGCGTACCGTTTGCTAAAGGTGGTATGGTGGAGAGACAATCGGCTGACACCCGCAGATATTTATAAGGACAAAACATGCCCATCGAAAAACGCATCACAGGCGATGACTACCCCGAAGTTGGCGTAGACGTAGAAGTCTCTGCACAGGAAATGCTGGAAGAGCTGCCTGAAATTGAGATTGAGTTTGATACAAAGACCGGCGACGTAGTGGTAAACATCGGAGATCAAGAGGACGCAGATGTGCCTTTTAATGCCAACTTGGCTGAAGTTGTTGATACCGACGTGCTTACATTTATCAGCAGCGATTTGATGTTGCTGTTTGAGGCAGACAGGTCTTCTAGAAAAGATTGGGAAGACCAGTACAGCAAGGGCATGAAGTTGCTGGGCTTTAGCATGGAAGAGCGCACCAAGCCCTTTAAGGGCGCAAGCGGCGTAAGCCATCCGCTGCTAACTGAGAGCATTGTGCAGTTTCAAGCTACTGCGTTAAAAGAGTTGATGCCTTCCGACGGTCCCGTGCGCACGCGTGTGCTGGGCAAAGAGACGCGGGAAAAGATAATGCAGGCCCAGCGCGTGCGAGATTTTATGAACTACCAAATCACTTCGGTGATGGAAGAGTACACGCCTGAGTTTGACCAACTGTTGTTCTACACAGGCTATGGCGGTTCTACCTTTAAGAAGGTGTATTACGACGAGAACAAGGGGCGCATGGTAAGTGCTTTGGTGCTGCCGGACGACTTGTACATCCCGTATCAGGGTAGCTCGGTAATGAGCGAATGCGAGCGAATCATTCACCGCGTTTCCATGACCACGAATGAATACAAAAAGGCCGTGGCCCGTGGTCAGTATTTAGATACTGCTCAGCCGCAGTCTTACAGCAACATGGATGAGAGCACGATCAGAAAAGCTGTAGACAAGGTAACGGGCATGTCTCCTGCGGACGAGGAGGAAGAGGTTAGCTTGTTGGAGTTCCAGTTAGATTATGAGGTTGAGGGTTTTGAGCACAAGGATGATGATGGTGAGATAACTGGTATTGCTCAGCCGTACATCATTACTGTGGATGAAGGCACGGGGGATGTGGTTGGCATTCGTCGTAACTGGAATGAAGGCGACAAGCTGTTTATCCGCAAGCAGTACTATGTCCACTATTGTTTGGTGCAGGGGCTGGGCGCGTATGGCCTTGGTTTCTTGCACTTGGTGGGTAATTTATCCAAGACTGCGACGGCTGCGTTGCAGCAATTGTTGGATGCTGGTACGTTGGTGAATCTGCCAGCGGGTTTCAAGGCTAAGGGTGCGCGGATCATGAACGATGACGTGCCAATTCAGCCGGGTGAGTGGCGGGATATGGACGCGGGCGGTATGGAGTTGCAGTCTTCGTTGTTGCCGTTGCCGTATAAGGAGCCTAGCCAGACGCTTATGGCGTTGCTTGGTTTTTGCGTGACCGCTGGCCAGCGCATGGCGAGCATCACGGACATGCAGGTTGGCGACAGCAATCAAAACGCTGCTGTGGGAACGACGATTGCGTTGCTTGAGAAGGGCAGCTCGGTCATGTCGGCCATCCACAAGCGGTTGCATTACAGCCAAAAGCTGGAGTTTCAACTGCTCGCTAAAGGCTTTGCTGATTTCTTACCAGATGAGTATCCGTACGATGTACCGGGCGAGAGTCGGGTTATTAAGAGAAGGGACTTCGATGAGCGCATCGATGTGTTGCCTGTCTCCGACCCTAATATCTTTTCTGTTGCTCAGCGCATTACCATGGCGCAGACTCAGTTGCAACTGGCGCAAAGCGCACCACAGATGCACAACATGTACGAGGCCTATCGCCGTATGTATGAGGCGATTGGTGTGCGCGACATCGATCAGATTTTGAACACACAAAATGTGGACAAGCCCAAGGATCCTGCAAGTGAGAATGCACAGGCGCTAGACGGTTCTCCGCTTAAAGCGTTTGCTGGCCAACAACATGATGCCCACATCATGACGCACATCTTGTTTGGAATGGCTCCTTTGATGCAGGGAATGCCAAACGTTGCGGTGAATTTGCAAAAACACGTGTTTGAGCACATCCGGTTGAAGGCGGAAGAGGATGTAGAGGCAGAGTTGTTTAAACAATATGGCACTGATCCGGAAGAAGTGGTTTCTGCTCTACAACGTGAGGCAATGATTGCTGTAAAAGTAGCACAGGGCTTCCAAGAGGTTAAAAAATTGGGAGAAGAGCTGTCAGGCGACCAAGAAGACCCGTTGGTGGCGCTCAAGAAACAAGAGCTGGAACAGTCCGCTAAGCGTGATGAAGCCAAAATTGGCCTAGATCAAGCGCAGTTGCAGCTTTCACAGCAGAAAGAACAGGCAGATCAGCAGGAAAGTCAGGCTAAATTGATGTTGCAGACACAAAAAATTCAAGCAGACATATCTAAAATGGTTAACTAAAGGGTTAAAATGCGTAATAGACCAAAAATGCCACAAAAAATGGTGCAAAAACCACAAAGTCCCATGCCTAAAGGGCTGCCAAAGCCAAAAAAACAGCCGGGACCAACATATATTTACAGAAAAGATGCATTTAACAAGGTAAAGATTACGTAACTTGATGCATAATGCGCGTACATCCTTCGGACAGGGGTCATACTGTCTGCTTCATTGGAGTAATCCATGCTTGAATTTTCAGAAACCGTGTTGACAACAATTCGTCGCCTTGAAAAACAAACGGGTGACATGCTTTTGTCTGGTTCAGTACGGGATATGGAGCAGTACAAGTTTTTGATGGGCCGTTTAGAGGGATTTCGTTTTGTTGAAGAAGCCATAAAAGAGCTTCTTAACAAGGATTCCAAACAATGAGGGCCAATATGACACAAGTTACTGCGTTAGAAGAGCGATGGGCACAAGTTGCCAAAGAAGATGAGGCTGCCAATGCGCTTGCATTGGCTGAAGCCAAAAAAACCCACCAAGATCAAGTTGAAACCATTTCACGTCGCCTTCCTATGGCCACGGGTTGGCGCGTAATTGTTTTACCGTACCGTGGAGCACGAAAAACCAAAGGTGGAATTGAGTTATCTGATCAAACGCTTGATCGCCAACAACTTACGACCACATGTGCCTACGTTTTGTCAACGGGGCCCTTGGCCTATAAAGATGAAGCTAAATTTCCTACCGGCCCTTGGTGTAAAAAAGGAGATTGGATTATTTTTGGCCGTTATGCGGGTGCGCGAATGGCTATTGACGGGGGTGAAATCCGGATTCTTAATGATGACGAGGTTTTAGCCACGATAAACGACCCAGAAGACATTCTGCACATGTGAGGTAACTGATGGCAACAGAAACAGACACGCAATTAGAGTTTAATTTAGGCGAAGATGAAGTTGAAACGGACGTTTCTCTTTTAGAAGCCAATAAAACAGAGGAGGTTGAGACAACAGAACCCAGTGTTGTTGAACAAAACGCTGCTCCTTCTAATCGAGAAGAGTTAGAGACTGTTAATGATGCGGTTCAAAAGCGTATTGCCAAGCTCACTGCTCGCATGCGCGAGGCGGAACGACGGGAACAAGCCGCCATTGAGTATGCAAAAGGTTTGCAAACTCAGACTCAAACGCTTCAGCAGAAACTGGTCCACACAGACTACAGCCGATTGAATGAGGCCAAAACACGGCTTGATACGCAGCAAACGGCACTAAAGTCTATTATTCGCAAGGCCCGTGAAGAGGGGGACATTGATACAGAGACAGAAGCTAATCAACGTCTTACCGATTTGATTATGGAGCAGCGTCAAGTTGCTGGGTGGTTACAGAGTCAAGAACAGCAGGTTCAATCCTATCAGCAGCCACAGTCACAACAACCACAACAACCACAAAACTATCAACAGCCGCCTCCTCAGCCTGCGCAACGACCAGCTCCTAGCCCGCAAGCGGAAGAATGGGCAGAGCGCAATCCTTGGTTTGGTCAGGACCGCATGTTGACGTATGCTGCATGGGGAATCCATGAAACATTAATAACTCAAGAAGGTATTGACCCTAATTCTGAGGAGTACTATACTGAGTTAGATCGTAGGCTCCAAACGGAGTTTCCAAGTCGTTTTCAGAACTCAGGTTCTGCTTCTCAAATCAGACAACAGCGTGCCGCGCCTGCTGTTGCCCCTGCAACCCGGAGTTCCGGAATTAATAGTGCGCGCAGAACTGTCCGGTTATCGCCGAGTCAGGTTGCCATTGCAAAAAAACTGGGTGTACCTCTTGAAGAGTATGCTAAGTACGTAAAGGAGTAAGTCATGGTTGAAAAAGTCACTATCGATAGAGCCACTCGTTCTTCCGAAACTCGGGAAAAAGAAACTCGTCGCAAGCCTTGGAGTCCTCCTTCTCGCTTAGATGCACCACCTGCCCCTGAGGGGTATAGGCATCGTTGGCTTCGCGCAGAAGTCAATGGAAGTCTTGACAACCAAAACATCTACAGCAAACTTCGTGAGGGATATGAACTTGTTCGTCTCGAAGACCTTCCTGAAGAATATCGAGGCATGCTTCCAACAATGGACGACGGCAAACACGCCGGAGTTGTTGCTGTTGGAGGACTTTTACTCGCTAGGATCCCAGATGAAACGGTTGAAGAGAGAAACGCCTACTTCCGTAAGAAGGCACAGGAACAGTTACATGCTGTGGACAACGAGATGATGCGTGAGAACGCACACTCTTCAATGCGGCTTCAGGCTCCAGAACGGAGTTCTCGCACAACATTCCGTCAGTCATAAGACTGATAACTTCAATTTTTAGGGGATTTAAATGGCTAATACAGATAAAGCCTTTGGTCTGCGTGCTATTGGTAATCTTTCAGCTACTGGTGCTCAAAAGCAGTATGGCTACGAGATTGCTGATAATCAGGCCGGGACAATTTTCCAAGGTGACTTGGTTGCGCTTTCAGCGGGATACATCACTCGGTTTCTTCCAGCTTCACACACTGCTGCGGTAGGCGTGTTTAA